TTCACCCTTGGCCAAATCTGTACTGCCCTTGACGTGGTCCCAGCGCCTGCCGACTCTATCGGCGTGCGTCCGATCCGTCTGTCAGACGACGGCGCTGACGACGTCATGGCTTGGCTCAGTGGCCAAGGTTTGCTGCTTTCGCACCCCAACCAAGAAGGCTGGGCGGGCATCATCTGCCCCAATTCTGCCAACCACACCGACGGCAACCCCGAGGGCCGTTACATGCCCGCCAACCGTGCCTACCGCTGCCTGCATAGCCACTGCATCGACCTTGACTCGAACGTGTTTCTCAAGTGGGTGTCAGACAATGGCGGACCCAAGCATGCGCCGGGCCTGCGTGAAGAGTTGCTGACCTTGGCCATGGACCAAGCGCTGGCCAAACTGACGCCGTCCGACATGTTCACTGATGACGCGTCCGCCGTGATTGCTGAGGTCGAGCGCAAAGAACTGGGCCGCGTTGAAAAGGCGCAGTGGTATGAGCGCTTCGCGTACATCCAAGACGACGAGTCCTACTTTGACATGCAAGACCGCCGTGAGATCTCCCGCCAGACCTTCAACGCTCTGTTCCGTCACATCCCCTGCAAGTCTATACATGGTAAAAACCCCAAGGTCGAGGCGTCCGTGTGCTTTGATGAAAATCGACAAAAGCATGGCGCCAAGGCCCTTGTCGGCATCACCTATGCCGCTGGCGAGTCGGTCATTGTGGCCCGTGATGGTGACCTGTACGGTAACCGCTGGCGCGATGCCCGCCCGCCTGCCCGCGCTGGTGACGTGTCCCCGTGGATGGACCACTGCAAAACGCTGGTGCCCGATGCCCGTGAGTTGGACCACATCTTGAACGTGATGGCCTTCAAACTACAGCACCCCAACATCAAAATCAATCATGCCGTCCTGCATGGCGGTGACCAAGGGTCCGGCAAAGATACCATGTGGGCGCCGTTCATTTGGGCCGTGTGTGGCCCCCACCTTAAAAACCGTGGCCTGCTGGATAACGACACCATGAGCAGCCAATTTGGTTATGCCCTCGAGTCCGAGATCCTGATTTTGAATGAGTTGAAAGAACCCGACGCCAAAGAGCGCCGCGCGCTGGCCAACAAATTGAAGCCCATCATCGCCGCGCCGCCTGAGATGTTGACCGTGAACCGCAAGGGCCTGCATCCGTATCAAATGGCCAACCGCGTGTTTGTGCTGGCATTCTCCAATGACCCCGTGCCGATTAGCTTAGATTCTCAGGACCGCCGCTGGATGTGCATTTGGTCCCATGCCCCACGCATGGCCCCCGACGCTGCCGCGCGCATGTGGGACTGGTACAAGGCTGGCGGGTTCGCTGCCGTGGGCGCGTGGCTGCATGCCCGTGACGTGTCCGCGTTTAATCCTGGCGCTGCGCCCATGATGACCGAATTCAAATTAAACCTTGTCGAGCATGGCATGAGCATGGCCGAGTCGTACCTTGTCGAGCTTATGCGTGGCCGCCTAGGCGAGTTTTCTAAGGGCGTGGTGGCGTCCCCCTTCCATGCGCTTTGTGACCGCGTGGCTGGCGCCGCCCCTAGTGGCGTGAAGGTCCCCCAGCCCGCTCTATTGCATGCGTTGAAGGAGGCCGGTTGGGTCGACCTTGGCCGCGTGGCGTCGGGTGACTTCCAAAGTAAAAAGCACCTATTCTGCGCCCCTGACATGGCCAACATGAGCAAGTCGGACCTGCGCCGCATGGTCGAAGATCTGCCAATGCCCATGGCCGTGCGCTTAGTCAAATAAAAAAAAGGCCCCTGTGAAGGGGCCTAAAAGGTTTGGCAACCGCTACAGGTCGAGGAGAACGGCCAGCAGCGCCCCCAGTATAAGGGCAATCAATAAAACCATGCTAGTAGGCCCTCTGCATCGCTTCCATGGCGCCCCGATTCATAAGGCGCCGGGCCTCGGGCCCCTCCGCCAGCGCCATCTTATATTCATGTTCGGACACTTTCCCGCGTTCGTGCCTATAGCCTAAGTCGACGTAATAATGATCCGCGTACGTGAGCGGCGCCCATGGCGCGATTATCTCGCGCATGAGGGGGTGTAGATTATCCTTCGTTTTCATATAGATCCTCTTCAGTGTAATAGGTGGTGGGCGCTTCGCTTAGATTCTCATAAAAGCCCGTGAGGGTGTTTTCGCCGCCGTACGGCGCGCCGGTGCCCTTGTTACCCCGGCCACTGTTTAGCGCGTAATAGCGCGCTACATAGTCCGCCGTAGAGTAAAAATAGGTCGGGAAATAACGGCGCTCCGGTCCCTTGCTTTTTACCGGTTTATGCTTGCCAGTGCATTTGGCATGCTCTGCAAAAATGTCGCGCGCGTCGTTTACTTTGTACGCCGTACGGCCAATTTTTATGGTTTTCATACGTCCCAGTCCTCAGTTGATAATTTAATATTGCAAAAATCTTGATGCTCAGTGTTGACGTGTTTACGCATAAGCGCGCATATTGCATCGATCAATTTTCGGTCGACCATGTCGTTGATTGTGAGAGTCGCGAACGGGTCCGGGGTTATGCCCTCTGGCGAGAATGCATTACCCCGGTGAAAGGTCACCGTTGTTTTGTCGTAGTGGGTCATAATTTTTTGATCCTATAGTCAGAGGGGTTAAAATCGGCCATGTGGCCATGCTTTACCGCGAAGGCCAAATCGGCCAACAAATCGGCCAAATCGGCCGCCGCCGCGTCGCGCGTGGGGAATTGCTCCCCAGTGTTTTCCCAGCCATGCAGCATGCGGGTTTGTATCTCATAGGTCATATTGGCCCCTTAAATAGTGCAACACCCACAGCATGGCGCATCGATGCACCGGCCGCGCGGGTTCCGGTGGAATACGCTGGCGCCGTGTTCACCGTAGAAAATGACGCGGGTATCGCCCGGCTCTTCCAGCCATGCGCGGCGCGTTACAGTGTCAAATTTAATATCATCGCCCGGGTTTATTCTGGCGCCGGACCGGCTGCAATGGCCGGGGAATTTTGCGCGCATGCTTTTAATGGTCATTTGGTGCCTTTTTATCAAAAAATGTAAACATGTCGCACGCGCTGCAATACGCGCGCCACTGGCCGCGCTTCGGCGGGTTTTCCACCGGTTCCGGCTGGCCAGCCACTGGCTGGCTGCATCTAAAGCATGGGACCGGCTGGCCGGGCGCGATAATCGGGAATAGTTTATTCATGCTGCTACCCCTATGGAAATAACCCGGCGCTGGTGGCCGCTTGCATGGTCCGCTATCACGATGTCGCGCGCTTGCTTGCTGGTGCCCGCGCATAATAAGCAGCTGGCGCATGTGGCGCGCTTGCCACCTTCGGCGCTTGCCGGGCATGTTGTTTCACCAGCTTGCTTATCAACGCCGATTGATACCCTAAAAACCCGCATGCCTAATAAATTGGCATGCGCCGCGTCATCGATATTGTCGGCGCTTGCCATGAGCAATGGTGCCCATGCTGCATGGTCAAAATTAGGGTTTTTCCATGCGTGCGAATAACCCGAATGACCGGCCACATATCGCACCAAAGCGCGCCAATATTTAACCGGCGCCGCGAACGGGTCCCCGTACGTGCCAATTCTCAAAAGCAAGCCAGCGACGGCGCGCGCGATAGTATCGGTGTCGGCGCGCTCATACCGGCCGCGCTTGTATGCTTCGTAAACCGATCGGACCGACCGGCCGACGTTGACATAGCACGGCGCCGCGCCGGTGTTTTTGGCCAAAATTGGCCGGTGTTCACAATCGCCGCATATCGCATAATCGGCACCAGAATGAAGCGCAGCCACTGGCGCGATATCCGACCGAATAATGAAGGTTTGGACCATAGCGCCGGTTTTGGCATTGTCGGACCCGTCGATTTTATTGACAATGACAACGATCGGCGAACCGTCGATCATAGAAGGGCCTTCGTACAAAATATAGCCTAGGGGTTTTTTCATGGTATGCCCCTTATTTTGTAAGAACGTCAAAATAAGCAAGCGCGCCGACGGTAAGCGCCGCCGCGATGACGACGACGGCGAATAGATCTAATAATGCTTTTTTCATGTTGTTTTGCCTTTAGGTTAGTTGAGTGTTTACCGGTTTTCTAGGCCAGTGACGCTATCTTAGCATAGTGTATATACACTACACAACATTTATTTTAATAACCCTTGCGACAATGTGGCTTTGGGTTTTTTAGGTCATCATTTGGCCATGCAACAAAACCAAATGACCTAAGCGCTGGCCAGCATGCATGCTCACAATTCTAGGGTTTTAGGTCATTTGGGTCATGGTTTCCAATTAAGAAAATAAAAGATTTTGATATAAGGGTATACCCTTAGTAAACTGTAAGGGCGCGCCGCCACCGCGTCCCGCGCCGATTTTAAATCGATGACCAAATGACCCAAATGACCCAAAGCTTTAAAGCTTCAACATGCACCGGCGCCAGCTTTTTAGGTCATTTGGGTCATGCAAAATAAATGACCCAAATGACCCAAAGCATGCCAGCCGGTGGCCATGCTGGCGCCAATTAAAAACCGTGACCCAAATGACCCAAATGACCCAAAGCATGCGGACCCGCAGCACCAGGGCACAAGGCAAAAAGATCCGAGGGGGAGGGGGTAGGGCCGACGGCAAAGGGCCAGCAAAAACGTAGCGTTCACGAACAATTTTTTTTCTTGTAGAATAAAGCCACGTGCAAAAAGCATGGAGAGCAAATGTTCTACTCGATTCCATTTACACCGCGCAAGGTCGAAGCGACAGAGTCGCGCTTGAAGGCGGTATATGACGCGGCCAAGCTGGGCCTCAAGGGCGACGCATTAGCGCTCGCCGCAGGCATGCTGCCTATTGAATACAGACAACTCACGCAACTTGACCCCGTAGTGGAACTCGCCGCCGACAAGGGTAAGGCTGATGGTGAGATAGAACTGTCCAAAGTCATGCACCAAGCCGCCCTCAACGGCGACGCTAAGATGGCGTTAGAAATCCTGAAACATCAACACGGCTGGGTGGCCAAGCAGGCCATATCTGTTGAAGTAGATCAGCGCATCTCAATCACTGGCGCGTTGGCCGAAGCGACTAAACGTGCCCTCACAGTCGAAGACGCCAACATCATCGAGCCACAAATCCATGCAATCGACCATATACAGCGCTGAAGACGAACAGGAACTGATGGCGCGGCTATGGGCGCCAGCGATCAAGGACAACCCGTTGGCGTTTGTGATGTTTGCGTTTCCTTGGGGTCAGCCTGGCACGCCGCTGGAGCATTTCAAAGGCCCACGCAAATGGCAGCGTGAGGTCTTACAAGAAATTACTGATCACATAGCCCAGAACAAAGGCAAGCTAGACTTCAACACCCTACGGCATGCGGTCAGTTCTGGCCGTGGTATCGGCAAGTCGGCGCTAGTCTCATGGATCACTATTTGGATGCTGACCACGCGGATCGGCTCGACGACCATCATCTCGGCCAACAGTGAGTCACAGCTTCGCTCTGTCACATGGGCGGAGATTACCAAGTGGTTAGCGACCGCTATCAACAGCCATTGGTTTGAGGTATCGGCCACACGGGTCATGCCAGCCAAGTGGCTCACCGAACTGGTCGAGCGTGATCTCAAGAAGGGCACACGCTACTGGGGCGTGGAAGGCAGGCTCTGGTCAGCGGAAAATCCTGACGCCTATGCTGGAGTGCACAACTTCGACGGCGTACTGGTTGTGTTCGACGAGGCGTCAGGTATTGAAGACAGCATCTGGGCGGTGACGTCTGGCTTCTTTACAGAGAACACCCCTAACCGCTTCTGGATGGCGTTCTCTAACCCACGGCGTAACACTGGGTATTTCTACGAAGCGTTCAACAGCAAACGTGAGTTCTGGATCACCAAGGTAGTTGACGCCCGAACAGTCGAGGGAACGGACAAGCAGGTTTACCAGCAGATCATTGACGAATACGGCGCTGACTCATCACAGGCGCACGTCGAGGTGTACGGTCAGTTCCCCTCGGAAGGCGACGATCAGTTCATATCGGCCAACTTAGTGGACGAGGCGATGAAGCGGCCTAAGTATCAGGATCAGTCAGCACCGATAGTGATCGGTGTTGACCCCGCCCGCTTTGGCGCGGATGCAACAGTCATTGCCGTGCGGCAAGGGCGGGACATTATTTCGATCCAGCGCCACAGGGGCGACGACACCATGACCGTGGTTGGCCATGTGATTGAGGCGATTGAACAATACAAGCCCACACTGGTCGTGATCGACGAGGGCGGCCTTGGGGCTGGTATTGTGGATCGTTTGAAGGAGCAAAGGTACAAAATCAAAGGTGTCAACTTTGGCAATAAATCGACGAATCCGATCATGTATGGCAACAAAAGGGCTGAAATGTGGGGAAAAATGAAGGATTGGCTAAAAACTGCATCAATCCCGCTTGACAGGTTTCTTAAAACTGATTTAATTTCGCCTATGATGAAACCCGACTCCAAGGGTACGATATTTTTGGAGTCGAAAAAAGACATGAAAGCGCGCGGATTGGCCTCGCCAGATGCGGCTGACGCGATCTGCGTGACTTTTGCCTTTGCCGTGGCCCACCGTGAGGCGCGTGAATCCACGCAGCGCCGCATGTACAGTGACAGAAGCGTGGTTGCAACTTCTTGGATGGGGTCGTGATGGCTAAAAAGTCAGTATCTCTAAGTGTCGGACGCGGCGAAAAGTTGCCGGTCAGCAAAGGCGCTGGCCTGACGGCCAAAGGGCGTGAGAAGTACAACGCCGCGACTGGCTCGAACCTCAAGGCGCCAGCGCCTAACCCCAAGACCAAGGCAGACCAAGGTCGCAAAGATTCATTTTGTGCAAGGATGGGCGCAGTAGCGGCCAACGCCAAGGATGGCGAACGCGCTAAAGCAGCTCTTAAACGATGGAAATGTTGATATGGCGACCAAACCCGGACTCTATGCCAATATCAACGCAAAACGTGAGCGCATAGCCGCTGGTAGCAAAGAGAAAATGCGCCAGCCAGGCGACAAGGGCGCACCAACGGCCAAGGCGTTCAAAGAATCTGCTAAAACTGCAAAGAAGAAATAACATGGCAAATACCAAACCAATCGGCGTTGCATACGAAGACCAAAACATTATTGGTGCGGATGTGGTCTATGCTACTTCACAACTTGGCTACACCAATGCGGGTTATGGAACAGTCACCCAGCAAAACAACAAAGCCACTGGCGTCACGCTAAACAAGACCGCTGGGACTATCACGACAGCCAACGCGCAAATGGCGCCGGGTGCTGATGTTGCGTTTGTTGTAACCAACAGCCAAGTGTCTGCTTTGGACACGGTAATTGTAAACATTGCCTCTGGCGCCACGGCCACCTTTGCATATTCAGTTGCGGTGGTGACGGTCACTGATGGCGCGTTTACTATTAACTTAAGCAACGTATCAAGCAACGCCTATACGGACACACTTAAGATTAACTTTGCTGTTTTGCATGTTTTGTCAGCATAAGGAGTAAATAATGCCACTGGTCAAATCAAAATCACCCGAAGCCTTCCGCAAGAACGTCAAAGCTGAAGTCAAAGCTGGCAAACCAGTCAAACAAGCTGTGGCGATTGCCTATTCAGTCAAGCGCGAAGCAGAGAAAAAGAAAAAATGAAAGCACTGCAAGATTGCGTCATCATTGAGCGTGATGTTGAAAAGCATCCCTTGTTTGTACTGCCTTTGAACTCACAAACTGAAACCGGCATTGCGGTGGCCGTCGGTGCAAAATGCCTAGACATCAAGGTTGGAGATCACGTATACTTTGGCGTAGGGCAAGAATTCAAACAAGACGGCAAGATGTACGTCGTGATGCGTGAGCCTCATATTTTAGGGGTTTTGGAATGAATGATCCTACTGGTATTGTTGCAGCGGCTAACGTAGCGGCTGGCGGTAAACCTAAAAAGAGCGATTCAGATATATTGACAACCGCCCGTTCGCGGTTGGACATGGCCGTCTCCGCTTTGGCTGAAAGCCGCGAAGACGAAATTGACGATCTGCGCTTTTATGCTGGATCACCCGACAATCACTGGCAGTGGCCTGCTGACGTACTGGCCACCCGTGGTGCGGTGCAAGGCCAGACGATCAACGCACGCCCGACACTCACAATTAACAAACTGCCGCAACACGTTCGTCAAGTGACGAATGACATGCGTCAGAACCGCCCAGGCGCACGGGTCATCCCTGTGGATGACGACGCTGATGTGGAAGTGGCTGACATTTTCAACGGCATGATTCGCCACATTGAATACATGAGCGACGCTGATGTAGCGTACGACACAGCGTGTGAAAACCAAGTTGCATACGGCGAGGGTTACATCACCCTGATGACCGAGTATTGCGACGAAAACACTTTCGATCAGGACATCAAGATTGGCCGTGTTCGTAACTCTTTCTCGGTCTACATGGATCCACTGATCCAAGACCCAACGGGTGCGGATGCAACGTATTGCTTCATTACTGAAGACCTGACCAAAGCAGAATATGAGCGCCAGTACCCTGATGCTGCGCCTATCTCTACCTTGCAGTCCCTCGGTGTAGGTGACCAATCAATCAGCAACTGGCTCAATGAAGACACAGTGCGTATTGCGGGTTATTACTACATTGAATACGACACAACCAAGCTGAACTTGTACCCCGGCAACCAGTCGGCCTTTGAAGGCACGCCTGAAGACAAGATGCTCAAGGACATGTTTGGCAAGGCCATCAAGTCGCGTGAGTCTGAGCGCCCACGGGTAATGTATTGCAAGATCAACGGCTATGAAATCCTTGAACAAAAAGAGTGGGCTGGCAAATGGATCCCCGTGATCCGTGTTGTTGGTAACGAATTTGAAGTGGACGGTAGGTTATACGTCTCCGGCCTTGTGCGTAACGCCAAAGATGCCCAGCGCATGTACAACTACTGGGTGTCTCAGGAAGCTGAGATGCTAGCACTGGCGCCGAAGGCTCCGTTCATTGGCTACGGTGGCCAGTTCGAGGGCTATGAGGACAAGTGGAAGACCGCCAACACGAACAACTGGCCGTACCTTGAAGTAAATCCTGACGTTACAGACGGCCAAGGTGCAGTTCTGCCACTACCCCAGCGGGCGCAGCCGCCAATGGCCTCCAGCGGTCTATTGCAGGCCAAGGCAGGCGCATCTGAAGACATTAAGTCCACAACTGGCCAATATAACGCTTCTTTGGGTATGGGATCGAACGAACGCTCTGGTAAAGCCATTCTGGCCCGCCAGCGCGAGGGTGATGTCGGTACTTACCACTATGGTGACAACCTGACCCGTGCCGTGCGCCATGTGGCCCGTCAGTTGGTGGACTTGATCCCCAAGATTTACGACACACAGCGCATTGCCCGCATCATTGGTGAAGACGGCGAGACTAAGATGGTCAAGATCAACCCTGACCAGCAGGAACCAGTCAACAAGATTGTGGATCAGAACGGCATTGTGATTGAAAAGATCTACAACCCCGGTGTCGGCAAGTACGACGTAGTGGCTACCACTGGCCCAGGCTACGCAACCAAGCGCCAAGAGGCATTGGAAGCCATGGCTCAATTGCTTCAGGGTAATCCCCAACTGTGGCAAGTGGCTGGTGACTTGTTCGTTAAGAACATGGATTGGCCTGGCGCACAGGAGATGTCCAAGCGCTTTGCCAAGACCATTGATCCCAAGTTCTTGTCGGACGGCGAGGACGATCCAGCATTGCAGGCGGCCCAGCAACAGATTGAGGCTATGGGCGCCGAGATGGAGCAGATGCACCAGATGATCCAGAATGTCGGCAAATCTATTGAGATGCAGGACTTGGAGCGCAAAGACTTTGAGGCTCAGATCAAACTGTATGATGCCGAAACTAAGCGGATTGCCGCTGTGCAGGCCGGTATGACTGAAGAACAGATCCAAGACATTGCCATGGGTGTGGTGGCTGCGGCCATGGAGTCGCAGAACACAGTCAACCAGATGCCTGAGATGCGCGAGGAGTCCATGCCTATGGAGATGATGCCTCCTGAGATACCACCAGAACAACAGATGGGAATGCCACAATGAAAGCAAATGAATTTTTAGGCTTGCTGTTCTTGGCGCGGGATGTTGCACATTCCGTGCATCTGAACACCCGCAGCTTTAGCAAGCATGAAGCGCTTAACATCTTCTACAACCGCATTATTGGTGCGGCTGACGACTTTGCCGAAGCCTACCAAGGCCGGTACGGTCTAATTGGCCCGATTACCTTGAATTCGGCCAAGAAGACAGCTAACATCACTGAATTCTTGCAGGACTCACTTGCTGAAATTGAAGCCGCCCGTTACGATGTATGTGATAAATCTGATTCATCACTGCAACAATTGATAGATAATATCGTTGAGATATATCTCCGGACTTTGTACAAATTGAAATTCTTGGCGTAAGGATCATCATGGAACTTCTCAACCCAATGAGCAAAGCGGATTTTCCCGCTTATACCGCAACTGCTGGCGCAAGTGCAGGCAACACAACTGCATGGAACGCTGGCCCTCAAGGCGTTTTGGTTTGGTGCGAGGTGCCTTGCTATGTTGAAGTGGGCGTTGGTGCTGTCGCTACCAGTGCCAGCACACCAATCCCTGCATTTACACCTATCCCTTTTAATCTGCAACTCAGTTTAAACGGCTCCCCTTGGCGTGTCAGTGTGATACGAATTGGTAGCACAGACGGCACTGCGTACTGCAAACCGATCAATAAGCAATGAGTTTTGGTGTCGCCCTTCGCAATTCGGTGGCCATTGGCCTAGCCGGTATTGTCACGCTGTTTTCAGGCACACGCGACAGTGGTGCTTCGGCGAGCAATCTTCTCACCGAGTCTGGTGACAATCTCGTCCAAGAGGACGGTGGCTTGATTCTTTTGGAGTGACCTAAATGGCCGTCAATCTTTCCCCCGTGGGCGGCGTTGCGGCCCAGTTCTTTACAAACACTGGCGCAGTCCTGACTGGCGGTAAGTTGTATACCTATGCGGCTGGTACAACCACACCCGCAACAACTTTTACATCATCGCAAGGCATAACTGCTTGGACTAATCCTATTGTTTTGGATGCCGCTGGCCGTGTGTCTGGCAGTGGTGAAATTTGGTTGACAGATGGCGTAAATTATAAATTTGTTTTAAAAGACAGTAATGATGTTTTGATTGCAACGTACGACAACGTTAGCGGCATCAATTCAAACTTTATTTCATTTACAAATAGCCAACAAATCATCACGGCCACGGCTAACCAGACAGTATTTAATTTGTCAATCAGTTATCAGCCTGGCACTAACAGCTTGTCGGTCTTTGTAGACGGCGTGAACCAGTACGGCCCTGGCGCTCAGTATGCGTATGTTGAAACAGACAGCGACACCGTGACTTTTGTGTCTGGTTTGCATGTCGGCGCTGAAGTCAAGTTCACCACAACTCAGCAACAAGGCGCTGGCGTTACTAACGCTTCTCAAGTCACATACAACCCTTCTGGCACTGGTGCTGTGGCAACCAATGTGCAAGCTAAGTTGCGCGAAAGTATTAGCGTTACAGATTTTGGCGCTGTTGGTAATGGCACAACTGATGACACAACAGCAATTCAGAACGCAAATAATGCGGCTGCGGCACAAGAAAAATCGGTGTTTTTCCCCGGCACTTCAGCGTATTACAAAGTTACAACTTCACTTACCCAAACAGCATCTTGGATTGGTGAATTTTCTGGTATTCCATATCAAAACGATACACCAGTAAAAATTATTAAAACAAACGGCGTTACAAACGGCGTTTCTGTAATCAATGTGGGCGCGGCTAATCTATTGACAGCGTTTATTACTGTTGCAGTTCTCAATCCTCCAGAATATTACGATGTCACTTACCCTACTGGCGCACCTTACGATGCAACAAATCCTGACTATGGATTTAATGGTACTGGACACGAAGGTTTGCAATATTTTAATTGCTCTGCATGGGGTTTTAGAGTTGCTGGCTTTTACCTTGGTGCGGGTTCTGTTTTAAGCTCTATTGACAGTTGTTCAGCTAAATGGAATAACTGTGGCTTTAGATTGGCTACAACAGACAGCGAAATTATCAATTCTTGCGCTGATCACAATTGCGGCACTGGTGTTGAATTTAACGCCACATATTTGCGGGCTATCAATAATCGTATTGAATGGAACGCAACTTCAGGAATGTGGGTTCAAGGCGGTGAGTTTGTTATTGTTGGCAATTTGTTTGACCGTAATGGACAAGCTGGTTTGCACCTTGGCAATGGCGCTTGGGGCGGTACAGTAACAGGCAATTATTTCAGCCGAAATGGTGCTTCTGGCGATGGTGTCAATGGACGATGGGGATTTAGCGTCCCCGGCAACCCAAGCTATGCGCTTATTACACCCGCAGAAAGTTGCCATATTCGTGTGACTTATCAGCGTGATGTAACTATTACAGCCAATCGTTATCGTGCGGGTCAAGATGATGCGGGCGGTGGTGTTCTTTCACCCGCTTACATTTATCGTAATGATGGCGCAAACGACAAGATATTTATTCGTGCAAATGCTGGTGAGTATGCTTTCACAGCGGGATATGGTGGCTATAACAGCGCATACCCAGGCGGATCGGGCGTGTTTTCTGGCGGTGAGATGTATGAGCGCACAAGTGGTGAATTAAGTTCTACTTCAGGAACAATTGGTTTGCCGCACGGCCCAGCACCATCTTTTGGTGAAATCACAGTTCAGTGGGCGCAGTCTCCTAACAATGGCGTTGCAAAAGTGACCTATTGGTATGACGCAACATTTGGCGCTCAATACGCTGTAACAAATTTGATTGGCACAGCTTCATCTTTGACTGTTAGTGTTACATCCACAGGGATCGTAATTGGCGGATACACATTTTTGCGTGTCTATCAAATAGGAAATAATTAAGGATTAAATCATGGCTGACTTAAAAATCTCTGCACTAACGGCATCGACTACCCCACTTGCGGGTACAGAAGTTTTACCAATTGTTCAAAGCAGCGCGACTGTAAAAGTTGCCGTGTCCAATTTGACTGCTGGCAGAACAGTTAGTGGTTTAAACTTTATTTCTGGGTCTGACACTACAAATTTTAATGTAGTTGCTGGATCAACAACAACTGGCCCTGGCATATCTGCTTATGGCAAAACTGCTGCCGCAGCAGCTGGTTGGGTTGTCTACACATCTGGCACAGCCGATTTTGTTGGCACTCATGCTTGGTACAAAAATGATTTTGCGGGTACAGCTACCTATCTTGGTGGCTGGTATTCCAATGGTGATTACAAACTTGACAATGGTAATGTTGTCATCGGCACATCTGGCAAAGGCATCGACTTTTCTGCCACACCAGGCACAGGCACAAGCGAGTTGTTGAATGACTATGAAGAAGGCACTTGGACACCAGGTGCTGGTGCGGGATTGACTGTTGTAGGAACACTAACTGTCACAGGCAGATATACAAAGATTGGCAGACAAGTCACAGTAATTGGCTTATTTGAAGCAACATCTTTAACAGTTACTGGAAGTCAAGTTTTTGCTTCAGGACTCCCTTTTACATCTAGTTCAACTACAAAATTTGGCACAGGAGTTGTAGGCGGAATATGGACTACAGCCACTGGCGCTGTAATTTTTGAAAATAGCACAAATATTTCTGCAATTGAAAACGTTGCTGCTTCAGGCGCAGTAACTTTCACAGTTACTTATTTCGTATAAGGAAATAATATGTCGTTAACAAAAGCCTCTTACTCAATGATTACTGGTGCGCCAGTAAATATTTTGGATTATGGGGCAGACCCGACTGGCGTTGCAGACAGCACTGCGGCAATTACCGCAGCTATTGCCGCTGGCTTGCGAGTTTTTTGCCCTGCTGGAACTTATAGAATTACCTCCACAATTACTTTGCAAGCGGGGACTTATATTTGCGGCAACACTTTGGGTGGCACTACATTTAACAGCACAGCAACTGGCCCAACATTTCGGTTATTAAATCCTTTAGGGACTTCTGAAATTGAAGCGCCAAAGTTTTTTGATTTTACTTTGACTACCACTGGCAGTGGCATACAACTAAACACACAGTCTGATCCATTTTTGGACAACAACACTTCGCAAGCCTACATGATGCGTCCAATTATGGAACGTGTCATTATTCAAGGCAATCAAAATGCGGTTGGTTTTGCTGTAAGTTGGAACAAGTGTTTTGATGGCGCAATTAGAAACTGTAAGTTTGTTCAGTTTGCGTATGGCATTTCATTTTATGGCTGCGATTTAAACGAGGTTAGCAACAATAGAATTGTTAGTTCTGGCGTAAATGCCATTGCTGCAATTTCGGTTAATACGTTTGGAAGCCAAACACTTATCATGCACAATGATATGGTGTCCACAACTCTAAGCGAATCTTTTATTACCTCATCTGATCGAGATGTAATAATTCAAGATAATTACCTAGAAGCAGGCTCAGGGTCTATGGTTGCCGCTATTTATATTAGCGGCGGTTTTTATGTGAAAATTGATGGAAACAGAGTTGAAGTTCAATCTGCTGTTGCACCAAATTGGCTTAAAGTTGGTAATGGTTCTGTAGTTAATTTGACTCAGTTGTGGGTGACAAATAACGTAAACAATGGCACAGGTTGGGGGCCAGCTTTATTTAATAACGGCAATGGCTCAACTTATTTTTACAACGTAAATTATCGTCAAAAAATATTTCACCAAAATAATGCCTCAGACGCAGGGTTTCCATTTAATACGCAATCTGATGATTCAATTATTTACCCGCTTAACAAGTACATTTGGGTTCTCACCCCCTCAAACACAAGTATTCTTAGCGGTGCAAATGGCGTAAACATTGTTGTTAAAGACAATGCGTTTGTAATTCCAGTTATTGCAAACCCTGTTTATGTGCAGCCCAAAGCTGGTGTTGCGGGTACAGTTGATATATTGGTAATTGCTTATTCGGCTGTTGCAAGTCAAGTGTTGCAAGTTTTTTGGGGTAATGTGTTTGGCACAAACATTGGTAGCACCAATTTAACTTTAACTACAACACCAGCGGTTTACACAGCTTTTAGCGCTATCTCGCCTACTTCTTTGGCAATTACTTTACAAAACACAGATGCGACACGCAATGGAAACGCGTTTGTTCAACAAATTGTTGTTCAATACAATTAACCCGTACCAGTTCGGACAACTGGAAACCTTAATGTCTGACTGGATGGTCAGGCTGGAAACAAGGAAATGATATGTTGGAAAAAGTTATCTCTGTCGATTTGATTGAAGTCATTGAAAACGGCTCAATCCAAGTTCGCACCAAAACCGCTATCAAAGAAGATGGCGTTGAAATTAGTAACAAGTTCCACCGCCACGTTGTAGCGCCTGGTGCTGACGTAAGCGCTGAAGATGCCAAAGTGCAAGCAATTGCCGCATCTATTCACACACCTGAAGTTATTGCTGCCTATGTTGCTGCCCAAGAAGCTGCGGCATTGCCCGCATGACAAACAAACATATTTACTTGACGATCAGCGCTAGTCTTCTGGCTTTTTGGTCAACAGTAATATATTTAGTTGTTGCAATACTGCAAAGAATTCCAGCATAATGCTGAAAACAACCGTATCGGCCAGGTTGACCGAGGAATCTTAGGATTCAGAAAACATGACTGAAGAAGTCCAAGCCCTAGCGGAAGTTGACTCCGCGCCAACCACGGATGTGACGGCCACACCTGAAGTTGTTGAAAGTACGCCGGAAGTAGCTGAAACACAGCCTGCCAAGTCATTCTCGCAAGAGGAACTTGACGCTGCTATTGGCAAACGCCTCGCAAGAGAGCAACGTAAGTGGGAAAGAGAGCAAGCAAATCGGTCTGCGGAAACGCAAATCGTGAAAGCTGCACCAACTGCCAGCGTTGACCAGTTTGAGTCTCCTGAAGCCTATGCGGAAGCATTGGCCTACCAGAAGGCAGAAGAATTGATCGCCAAACGTGAAGCGGCAAAGCAGCAGTCGCAAGTTCTTGAGAGTTATCACGACCTTGAAGAAGAAGCTAGGACTAAGTACGACGACTTTGAACAAGTTGCCTACAATCCTAAACTTCCGATTACAAACGTGATGGCAGAAACGATCCAGTCTTCGGACGTGGGGCCAGAGTTAGCGTACTATCTCGGCTCTAATCCAAAAGAAGCAGATCGCATCTCACGCATGTCGCCATTGAGCCAGGCGAAGGAAATTGGGAAAATTGAGGCCAAATTGGTTTCAGCGCCCCCAGTTAGAAAAACGACATCTGCGCCAGCGCCGATTTCACCTGTCACCGCACGCTCCGCTGGAGTGTCGGCCTACGATACAACTGATCCTCGGTCTACCAAGTCCATGAGTGCATCAGAATGGATTGAAGCCGAACGCAAACGACAAGTGAAAAAGTGGGAAGCACAGAACCGCTAATTTTTTTAAAGGACTTTTAAAATGTCAAACAGTATTCTGACGATCGACATGATCACAAGAAAATCTCTCGAAATCCTCGAGAACAACCTTGTGATCACCCGTAACGTGAACCGCCAGTACGACGACAGCTTCGCTGTTGAAGGTGCTAAGATCGGTTCAACCCTCCGTATCCGTTTACCTGACCGCGCTCTGGTAACTGACGGCGCCGCCCTGCAAGTTCAGGACGACAACGAACAGTTCACCACTTTGACCGTTGCCAGCCAAAAGCACATTGGTGTCAACTTCACATCTGCTGAATTGACCATGCAATTGGATGACTTCGCAGAGCGTGTGTTAAAGCCTCGTATCAGCCAGTTGGCATCTTCCATTGATGCAGACGTGGCAAATGCGTACAAAACCATTGGTAACACCGTTGGTACACCCGGCACCACTCCTTCTACTTCTTTGGTCTTGCTCCAAGCCCAGCAGAAGTTGAACGAGAACGCAGCCGTGATGTCTCCACGTTACGCTACCGTGAACCCTGCTGCTAACGCTGGTTTGGTTGAAGGCATGAAAGGTCTGTTCAATCCTACAGACACTATCAGCAAGCAATTCAAGAACGGCATGATGGGCACTGGCGTGTTGGGCTTTGACGAG